GCTTTTCTTTGTTCAGGCCGAGGATTTCGCCCACTTCGGCGGCCCGCGTCAGCACCAGGTGCGTGCGATCGAAGAAGATCGCCTCACGCGTGACCGGCACGATAAAGCCGCGCTTGGTCGTCGACGGCGTCTCGATGTAGTCTTCGCCGAAGCCCAGGCTCGGGTACGGCATGCCCGGCGGCACTTCCTGGATATCGTCGGCCACCCGGGCAATGCCGGGAATCTTCTCGCCGTCCAGCCGCGTAGGAATGGTCTCGACGAGCTTGGACATGATGAAGGCCTCCTGCTGGTAGGCCTCCATGATCTTCGAGTAAATCACCTGGCCGGTAATGTTGAGGAACGCGGTGACGTCCACGCCGTCGCCGGCCTCGAGCACATTCACGCCGCCGGAAGCGCGGGGATCCATCAGCCGCACCCACTCGTGGCCGTCGGGCACCAGCGTCTCGGCCAGGTCGCGGAGGCTAAAGTCATCGGCCCGCAGGTGCTTCTCGCGCAGGGCCTCGGCCAGATGGCCGGTGGTCTTTTGCGGTCCGTCGAGTTCGTAGCGGCGTTTCAGTTCGCGATATTTGATCGTACCCAAGGTATGAGTCTCCGCTGTGAGGGGAAAAAGTTCGTACGTGTGGCGCGCGTCGGCTGAAGCCCACGGCGAGCCAGGAAACAACGCTTGCGCGCCTCGGCGACCCGCGAATCAGGAGGGCGCCGCCTGCGGACCTCCAAACAGTACCGTGCTGACGACGTCGACCAGCACCGTGGTCGACGCGGGATTCACCCGGCTGGCGCAGCGCCCGACGGCCAGGTCCACGGCAGCCACGGCGACCACTTGCTGACTGGTCAGCACCGTCGCGCCGCTGGGTTGGTCGGGGCCGAGAAGCTGACCCACTTCGAACGTGGCGCTTTGGCAGTCGTATTCGAAGACGCCCGTCGTGGCCACGCGAATCGGATCGGTCGCCCCCACCGGCGACGACTGCATGGCCACACCCGCAAATTTCGAGTGAAACAACTGTTGGTTAGCCGCCTCGCTGCCTTGGTTCGCCTGGCTGGCGGCCGGCAGGGCGTTGTCGGTGTTCAGGTACACCAGGTCGCCAATCTCGATGAGCGTGCTGCCGTCGACCGACAGGACGACCGGATTGGTTTCCCCATATCTCCAACGCATCACGTTCGACATTGCGTCACGCTCCTGTAGAAAGGCCGAGTATCAGAAAAAGTCCCAACGCTGGCGCGGCACGGCACGGCCGCCGGCCCCGCGTTTGCGGTTCAGCTAATCAAGCGGGCAAAGGTGCGGGCATCGGGCGCCTCGGCCAGCAGCCGATCGGCCGGCAACTGGCCGCGCGACACCGGTCGGGCCGGACCGCCGGCCGGCCATTGCCGAACCGACTGCACCAGCCGCGCCCGCTCTTCCACCAAGCGCCGCATTTGCGTTTCGTCCGTGGCGCTCAGCAACGCCTCGAAAAAGGCCTCGCTCACCACCGCCCGCGACCACGGATCCTGCCCATCGGGCAGCGGCAAGCTCTGCTCGGCCAGCAGCCGCAGGGCCAGGTCGCGTTTTTGCGATCCGATGCTCTGCGCCCGCAGCGCGTCCAGTTCACCATTGACCCGCGCCAATTGTTCGCGCAGCGGCTGCTCGACCTGCTCCAACAAGTCGGGCCGCGCCCTTCGCAACTGCTCGAGCGAGAGTTCCGACGCGCGATCGGCCCCGTCGCTGGCAGCGATCGGCGATCCGCCGGCGGTTTGCGACTCGAACAACCCGCGCGTCGTGGCCGGGTCGGCCACCAGGTCGACGCTCTGGACCTTGGTGATCGCTTCCACCAGCACGCGCTGCGCGTCGCGCGTGACCCGGGCTTGGACGTTGTGCGAAAAGCCCACGTTTTCCGGCTGGTGCTCCGCATCCCACGCCAACTGGCCGGCCAGGGCATGCGCGGGGTTGAAGTGCAGATCGGCGAACAAGCCTTCCTCGGCCCGCAGCGTCACGTTGCGCACGACGCCGATGCGATCCTGGTAGTCGCGCGGACCCTCGGGTGCGCCCTTGGGATGGTTGACGTTGACCTTGGCGCCTTCGTACAGGGCCACGGCGCCGGCCAGTGCGGCGGGCAAATAGCTGCGGCCATTGCGCGATTGCAGCCCCAGGATCTTCACGCCGCGGATCACGCCCGCCTGGCGATCGACCCGCATCGTCACGCCGCGCGAGTCAACAAACTCCTGCAAGGTCTCGTGCATGTTTGCCTCCTTCGAATTGCTTGAAACAAAAAAAGCCTGCGAATCACCCCAAGGAGTGTTCCACAGGCTCGAGGCCGATACGCGCCGGCTCATCTGGCCGGCGGGCTCGTCGCGATACCATCAGGTTGTCTTGGCCGCCGCCGGGGGCGAGCGGCCTGGCTACCGCTCGACCGATTCCAGCCGCTTGTTCAGCCGCTGGATCGTGCCGTCCTGAATCGTCAGCTCGATGGCGGCCGTGCCATGAAATCCGTCTCGCAAAGCCTGCCCGAGCAGGCCATCCAGCGCTTGCCACGCGCGGTTTAACATTGCCTGGTTCGTGCTGCTGGATTTCCTGTCCGTCATGCTCCCCACTTTACAAACCCGAGTGTCAAAAACCAAACAAAACTTTGGTCATTGTTTTGCGCCGTTATTGCGCCGCGATTCCGCTGCGCTTGGCGCTGGCCAGGTTCGTTTGCTCTTGGTCGTAGTCCAGGCCGCTGAGCTGGCTCCAGGTTTGCGGCGAGAGGATGCCAGACTCGTATTCGATGCTCAGGGCCTGGGCCGTTTGCAGCATGTCGCGCACGGCCAGCGAAGGCGGCACTACCTGGATCTCGACCTCGGTGAGCGCTTCGCTGGCGAACTGGCCGGCGCGACAGGCGTTTTCGATCACGCGCCGCAGGATCGCCAAATCGTCTTCGATCTGCTGGGCCTGCAAGCGCTGAAACATCCGCACGGCCGGCCCCTCGGCCACCATCGTCGAGGCGTAGTTCGAGTTGCTCGCGTCGGCCGTGAGCATGAATTCGGGCATCACCAGCCGGCTGGCGATCGCCCGCAGCTCGGCCTGCAACACGGCCACGTAGCTGCCGGCGTCCAGGGCCGTGGCCGGGATTTCGTAGTCCACGTCGGCATGCGCGTCGAGGATCGTGCCCGGCGCGTAGCGCGTGAAAAACGACGGCTGGCCGGTAGCGGGATTGGTCATGGTCACGTCGGCCTGCTGGCTGATGAACTGCTGCGTGGCCGTGCGCGTGCCGTTGCGGTGTTTGCGGATCAGGGCGATGGCCGATTGAATCTCGGCCACCACGCTCATATTGCGCAGTAACCGCTCGGCCCGGCGCAGGTTCTTGCGCACCGGGTAAAACAGCGGTAGACCGCGACGCACGTTAAAGTCGACGTTGGACTTGCGATGCTGGATCTCGTCGGCCGGCACCAGCGTCCCGTCGATGTAATAGCCGCGCACGGTTTCCACGTCGTCACGTTCCGTCAGGATGCCGAAAGCCGCGGCCGGGTCGTCAACCAACTCCGGCGGCGTGCGCACCTGGTCGGGCTCGATGAAGCGAAGCTGCGTGCCGCCGTCGGCCGCGGCAAACAGCCGTACGAACGCCTCGCCGTCGCGGTCCGAGCGCCGCACCAGCTCCTGCTGCCGCCGATGCCAACGGTTATCCCGCAAGAAACGCTCGATCGCCGCTTGCACGTCGGCCACCAGCGCGGGCGATGCGACCCCATTTTTCTTCAGCGTCGCCCGGTAGCTGTGGCCGGGGCCGACAATATAGTTGATGCGGTTCTCGTGCCCGTTGATGGCGAACTCGTTATTCACGGCCAGCACCCGGCACTGGGCTCGAATCAGGGCCAGGTCCTGCTCGGTGACGAATGCCGGCCGCCCCGCGTCGCACGTGCCCGGGCCGCTGCCCAGCGGAATCCAAGGCAAACCGTCGTCGTCGCAGTACGCGTCCATCGGGTCGACGAATCGGTTCGACAGTTCGTCGCAGGCCTCTTGCAGCCGCCGCTCGAGCGCGGAAATCGTGTCTACCATCTTTTGCTCCTGGAAAAATCAGATCTGGTTGTGGATCAAACGGAAAATAACTTCTCAACAACCCCCTCTCCCCTTTCGGGAGAGGGCAGGGTGAGGGGTTGAAAAGGCCGAAGTTGTTTTTCGCTCGATGCTCATGGATCAACGCCCGTGTAGCGGCAGCCGGTTTCCGAGACCGTCGCCGGCCACCGGGCTGGCCATCATCTCCGCAGCCAGGCGCACGGCCATTTCCAGCGCGTCGGGCCCGTCGTCGTGATCGCCCAGCGGAAAATCGCGAAGCTGCTCGATCAGCAGGGCCGTGGCCGGCGACGCCGCCCTGAACCGCACCCGCCCCGCGGCCAGGTACGGGCCGAGCCGGCGAATCCGCACCAGCTTGTTCACGTGGTTATTGATGGCCCACGGCCGCACGCCCAAGAGCCCCTGCCGCTCGAACTCCGCCGTCATCGCTCCGGCCAGCAACTCCTGAAACTGGTTCGACTCGATGCCAAACGCGTCGGGCACGAACTGCCGGTAGCGCTCGGCCGCGTCGGCCACGATCTGCGCCGTCGGCCGGCGAGCCAGGTCGGCTTCGACATACAGCGTCCCGTGCTCGTCCACCGCCAGCATCACCAGCGCCGAGTAATCGCCGCCGCGGGCGTCCTGGCCCTTGCTGGGATCGAGCGCCATGGTCTTCACCCGTGGGCGGGCCGGCCACTGGTCGAACCAGACCAACGATTCGAAATAGGCCGCCGGCCATTCGCACAGTTCCGGCGCAATCGGCGAGCTTTGCTTTTCGCGCTCGAACGCGCTACGGCCACTCTCCACGCGCATGCACATCAGTGCGTACAGGTCTTCGCGCTCGGGCCACAAGAGCACCGCGCCGCGCTGCATCTCTGGCCGGTGGACCTCGTAAAACTGCCGAGCGCCGTCGGCCGAATCCGGCCGCTCGAGGTCGCAGTAGATGGCTTCCCATTGCTGCCACAACAGCATGTTGTCGGGCCAGCGCTCGATAGCGCGGAACGAGCGCGTGACCCAGCCGGGCGTGCGGGCCAGTTCCATCGCCAGCGCGTCGCGGTGCAGTGCCGTGGCCAGGTTCGCCACGTTGGTGCGCGGCGCGCCCGCCCGCAGCAGCGTGCCGTGAAACCAATTGCGCGAACGCTCGCGCAGCGTGGCCGAGATCATGTGCTGATCGTTTTGCAAGTCGTCGCAAATGATCAGCGATGGCCGATGCTGGCGCCACCGGCGACCGCGAACGCGCTGGCCCGTGCCGTAGGCCTCGATCACCGCGCCGTTGGCCAGGCCGATGAAATTCATCCGACACAGCGGCGGCCGGGCCAGCGCGTGGGCATAGTCTTGCGCCAGCAGCGCGTTGTCGCGCAGCTCGGCCTTGATGTTCTCGAGATGGGCGCAGGCTTGCGGCTTGGTGTCGGAAACGATCCAGATATAAGGCTCGATACCTTCCAGCGCCAGACGCAGCGGCCAGGCCAGCGTGCCGACCGTGCTCTTGGCGCTGCCGCGCGGTCCGATCAGGTTCAGCTTGGTGCCGCGGCACTGCTGCATGCGTCCACACTGCTCGTCCATCCAGCGGTGCATCAGCGAGGGCTCGAGCGCAAAATGCCCGGGCAAGTACCGGGCGGCCCAAGTCAGTAGCCCGGCCGATTGCAAAGTGGCGTCGGCCGCTGCGATCCGCCGGTCGAGCAAGTCGGCCAGTTGGCGGGCGATGCTCCCGGCCTGCGGCTCCGGCACTTCGGTGATCGCAATCCGCTGGTGGTCGCCAACGCTCGTCTGTGCGCGCTTGCGGGCGCTAGAACCAGGCAGGGCGTCGGTAGCTCGCGGGATCATCCGGTTTCCAAGTTGGCGCCGAGCAATTCGAGTCGGCCCAGCACGCGCTGCTGATCGTCGTGATGCGGCAGTTCCTGCACCACGATCTCGGCAAACTGGGACAGCAATTCGATGATCTGCTCGACCGTGATCGCGCCGGGCCGCCGCTGCGCGTAACGCTCCGGGTAGCGGCGCTCGAGCATCCAGGCTGCTGCGCGCCAATACTGCTCTTTTTTCGCGGCCGCTTGGATATTGCGCAAGTACAAGAGCTCGTGCTGGCCTTCGGCCTGGTCAAGTTGGGCCGAGAAGCCGGGATCGCGCTCGGCCGTGTTGCTAATCGTGGCCGGCGAGCAGCCCACGTAGCGGGCAGCCAGCCGCCGCGAGCCGCCCATCGACAACACCGCGCATATTTCCCGGCGCTTGGCATCGTCCAACACCGGCCGCCGCCCGCACTTCGCCATCGTGTCTTCCAGTCAGCCTCGTTGCGGTTCACCATTCAATTTTTCACTTTTCACTTTTCACTTTTCACTTTCTTCGCCTCCCACGTATTCGAACGAGGCCACGCAGCGGCCACGCGAACTGCGGTAGTTGGGAATGAAGCGGTCGAGCTGTTTCGATCCGGTTTTCATCAGCCGCCGGGCACGCCACTTCGGCGAGCGGCGGCAATGCGCCACCAGCGCCGGATGGCTGGCCGTAACGTGCAGATGGTGGCCTTCAGCCTGGTGCCACTGGGCCACGGCTTCGGCCACGCGCATGCCGATGCCGATGCCTTGAAAGTCCGGCAAGGTGACGATGCGGCTGATCCGCCAGTGGTTGCGGCGGCCGATCATCGACAACGTGGCGCAAAACGCCACCGGTGTATTGCCCCACGCGGCCAGAAAGCACCGCGCGCCGTAGCTCAACGAGCCGCTCAAATAGTGATGACGCGCAAACAGCCGCCACGCCGCATGTCGGCAACGAAACAGTTCGAGCTCGATGGGCGGTCGCCGAAGACGCCTCCAGTGGCACTCGCGCGTCGCCATGTCGACGGTCCAATCG